GCGCTGCCGATACCTGCGCCGCCGAAGGCACCGAGACCGGCCATCAGGCCCTTTTTCAGGCTCCCCGTGGCCGCAGTATATCCCGCGCCGACGAGTAGGGCGGCGCTAAGGCCACCAGTAAATGGCGCGAGTACAGCGCCTAGAAGCGTAGGCAGAAGCTTCTTCAGGAAGTTTGCTTCCGGCAAACCCGTGTGCGGGTTGATAGTAAGGGAGCCCCCGTGGGCCAGCGCCAGCTGTTGGAGACCACCGACTTCTTCGGGAGTCATATGGACGAGCATGGTGTCGCCGTTGCGACCATGGCTCTGGAGCTGTTGGGCCACCGGGTTAGCTAAGGCGGTTAGTCCACCCTGAGCAGGCATGTCAGAGTTCATCCCGGGCATCTGCTGACCAAGGGCGGGAGAAGGGTACTGCTGACTGGGGGTGTTTTGCATGTCGCGCCCTAATACTACGTCCTTTATACGTGGTGCCGGATGAAATCCAAATACCTAAGTAGGCCTAACCTCTACAACGAGACGAACTGGACGCCAACAATGACGGACGGAGTAGCCGGGATGGCCGGGGTTACGCCCGCCGAGTAAGTAACCGCCGGAAGATGCTCGACCGTCACAGCGGTATCAGAGACCCGGAACATGATCTGCGCGTAGTCGTTGGCAGCAGCCACAGCGAGCATGATCGGCGTCACCGCCACGAGATAGGAGGGCACCCCGGCGGACTTCCGCGCCGGGATGGAGAACCGAGTGTTGGACCCAGCCACGTCCGTGCCGTTCTGTCGCAACCAGATATCGACGTACTCTATCGCGTTTTGCGGGTTCTGGAACTGGATGCTGTAGGAGATGATGTACTCCCCCGGGTGCGCGAAGGTTATACGCGAGCTACTGGTAATGCTGATGTCAGCCGCAAAGTCCGTACCCGTGTAGGTAATAGCATAGGCTTGGTCGATAGCAGCTGCTGACTGGTCTGCGGTACTGACCAGTTGAGCGTAGGGCACACTGATACCCTTACCGTCCCCGATGAACTCTCCACCTTGGAAGATATCGGCGGAATACTTCTCCGCATTACACGCTGTATTGGCGTCCAGCTGGGAGAAGTATAGCTCAATACCCCGCAGCAGCTGGCGCATATATTGGGGGTCGTACTCTATAGGAGGGTTCGGCAGGGCTGACGCCCTGAAGCGGTCCATAGCCATTAGCGGTTGTCTCCCCAATAAAACTGCTCAAGCTGCTCCCGGTCAGCCAGCGCGGCCTCTACCGTACTACGAGATTTACCATAATACTTCTTCCTGTTCGCGGTTATAACGGCCATCCATTTACCGTCAGCCAAAGCGTAGACACCTCGGTGGCCGGATTTGCCCGGTTTAGCGCGTTTGTTACGGGCTTGCGCGGTGAGGGAAGCCCACCGACAGTTATCTGGGGTATAGTCGCCGTAAGGGTCTACGCGGTCTAGTGTCTGGTTACCCGTAGGCTCTCCCATAGCTTCTATAAACGCAGTATACGTGTGCCATGCGCTACATACAGTTACGCCGCGCCCGCCGTATTTAGGGTAATCCTTATCACTCTGGTTGTAGCAGCGACGCATCATCGCGCGCCATGTGTTATATGACGCCTTCCCAGAACCACCGTGCTTTGTGATACGTTCTTTAAGGTAGCAGCCACACGAAACTGTATTACCAGTAGTTAGGGCGGCGCTGTCTGCCGTATGTACATTCCCGCAGTCGCATACACACTCCCACACTTGCCGCTTACTGGTATTGCGCCCTGCGTGCCGCACAACACTTAAACGTCCGAAGCGCTCACCGGTAAGATCACAGAATTTAGGCATAAGTCCTCCGTAGCTTGGAGTACTATACACCGTGATCTGTACGTAAGTCAACGTTTGCCGTCCGGTCGGCCATCGAGGCGGGGGGCTCCCAGCTGCCACTGGACACCAAGGTTCTCGGACTGGACTTTAATCGCCATCTGCCTTGCGCGAGCGCGGATGAAGACCTGATCGGTGTACTGGCCAACCGACGTCTGGACTACGTTCTGGCTATCAAAGCTGTCCGACTGGACCGCACCACCGGGGAAGTTACGCGGGCGCAGGGACATGGTCGCTTGCGGCGTCGCCGCCGTAGACCCATCAAAGGCAATGTCGGGAATAACCCTGCGAGTCAGGATGAAGTTCTCGCCGTCGTCTAGGTCGAAGTCCGAGGACTGGATGTAGCTGGTCATGGCCACACCGTCATCGTCCACGCCAAGCTCGTGGGAGTAGATATACCCTGTAGTTCCGCCGCCCGCCGTATTGGCCGCTTGTGGGTAGTGGCGTAGGGGCGTGTCCAACCAAGCCGTACGGGCTAGAGTCCCGTAATACCAGATGCGTTCCAGATGGTTATAGACCACATAGGCGTCGTTATAGTCACTCGTGGCCGTGGGGTAGAACCACCAGATTTCATTCCACTGCTCGTTGGTGCCGCAGATGACCTGATCGGCCTGAGCGAGGTTGATGTTGGTGAAGACATGGTTCCGCAGGGTGCAGGGGAGCGTCTCCACCCGGCCTGTGTAGGCGTAGAACTTGTCCTGCCCCATCCAGTAGACCACGTTGGCAGCGGCGATGACTGACCGGGACGACACGATGGAGATGTTATCCGCGTACTCTTGGAGCCCGAAGACGTCCGTCGTGCCCAGAAACTGAAGCGTGTAGAGGTGGGTATCCGTCCAGATCAGATGCTCCTGCCGGGTAGGCAGCGCCCTAATGATAAGCGAGCCTCTGGATACGCGGATATCTCCAGCTGTATTCGTCGTGCTAGGCGTCCAGTCGCCGGGCGTGTCTTGGTCCGCCCACCGGATAAGCATGGGGTCGAAGTCCGCCTCGTTCGTGCTACCGAAGGGCACAGCGCCGAAGGCCAGCAAGTGCCTGTCCTGCTGAGAAACCAGCAGCTGGCCGATCTTTACAGGTACGGCGCTAGAGCTAAACCCTTCCGCCGTGGCGTAATCCTGTAGGGAGATTGCCCGCGTACCCAGAGCAGAAGCAGGGTCGTCCACAGTTCCCCGTGCCCACCAGAAAGCGGGGCCGTTCCGGATGTTCATGACAAGGTCGTTGTCGAAGTTGGCGAACCACCAGCTGCGCAGGGGGAAGTTAATCGGAGAGGTGCTGCTGGAGCCCCAAGTGCCGCGACTCCATGCGCCGGTGCCCCAGCCATAGCCGAAAGTCGTGATCGGGTAGCCGGGCTCCAAGATAAAGTCGAGCACGATGGCGGTGCCACCCGTAGACGCCACAGAGGAGGTAGCCGACGTCGTGGTCGGAAAGGTGAAGATAAAGTCGTCTACCCGGGTGACGACATGGGTGCCGTTGATCTCAGAGACCGGGATTCCACCGATTGTCGCGCCCGCCACCCCAGAAACCACAACACTGTGCCCGGTGCTTACGGCGTGCGGCGTAGCCCCAAGATTAATCGTGACGACAGCCTGCCCATTACTCACGTTGACGCAGTTGTTCGTGGTCGGAGAAGACAGGGTTGGGTCCGTAACCCGCAGGGGGGTGATGTCGGAGAAGTTCCCGCCCACTTCGATGTAGACGTTCGAGTTCGTGCCCAGTGCCAGAAAGTCGTCGGAGTAGGTCGTGACCCAGTTCCACATCTGGCGGCAGTAGCCTTTGAACGACGCAGCCGTAGTCTTCTCCCAGCCACCGATCTTCTCAGGGTAGCCGGAGCGGAACCGGATTCTGTCGCACGCACGCCAGCCACCCTCGTTGGAGTAGTCGGTCTGGTCGCGGTTGATACCGGGCTTAAACTGAAGCTTAATAAATGGCATGGGGAGGCGTCACCTCTTTCCAAGACAGCGTAGCTTCGTCCCAGACATAGAACTTCCCGTCGTCAGGCATGGGAACCGGGGGCACCCAGTCGCAGGTCGTCGTGTTCAGCGTCCAGCTGGGGTAGGGTTGCGGCGGAATAAAGGCGTTGAGGGCTGCGTTGAAAGTATAGCCGATACCCGCGTAACGCACGCGGAAGCTACCGCTATAGCTAGTCTGGACCCAGTTTGTGTCTTGCCCGAACAGAGACTGGCAGAAGGCAATGCCCTTGGCTTCGCTTTCCTGACCGTTCTCCATGATGTCGCTGTTGTTCACGACAATGACGCGCAGGACAATGTTGTTTTGGTCGAGTTCAGCGAAATGAGCCATGATTAGAACGTGATTGATCCTGAGCCAGTCCATTCATAGATGCGGTAGCCGCCAGTAGTCGTGACGGTTGGTGAGCCGGTTGTAGAGGCCGCAAGCGGGAACGTATCCGGATAGCGGATAATCACAATGCCAGAACCGCCCGCGCCGCCCGGAGGGAAGGTATTCGAGCTACCACCACCGCCGCCGCCACGGTTTGCCACGCCATTAGTTCCGGCTGCGCTAAATCCGCCGTCACCGGCATTTGTGCCGCCAGTTCCGGCCACCCCAACGGTGCCGCTGCCGCCGCCGCCGCCAGAATAGCTTACGGAAGAGCCGGAAATGGATGAAGCCTGCGCCGCGCCGCCGTTACCGCCGCCGCCACCGCCGCCGTTGCTGCCAGCGGAGCCCTTGCCGCCGCCGCCGCCCGCGTTGCTGCCAAGATTAAAGCCGCCGTTATTTCCATAGCTAGGATTGTTGGCGATGCCTCCAGCGCCACTAACCCCGGAGCCCCCAGAGCCTCCGCTCCCCCCTGCGGCAGACCCCGCAAATCCGCCGCCTTCGGCAGTAATGCTCGAAAATACGCTATCGCTGCCCTTTACGCCGTTAAGGCCATTGCCCCCAGCGCCTCCCGCGCCGACAGTAACAGTTAGCGGAGTCCCGGCTGTTACCGCAAAGCCGGTTGCGGTTCTAAACGCCCCAGCGCCGCCGCCTCCTGGCCCTGGAGTATTACAAGTTCCACCACCGCCGCCGCCAACGACAAGATATTCAACCGTAGGCGTGACCGTAATCCCGGCAAACATGCCGAAAGCCCTGGAGGACGCAGCAGCGCGTGTGGAGAGAACAGGCATTAGGCGAACTTTGATCTAGCCGCGAACGCCGTAAAGGTCGCGCCGCCGGTTTTGACAATTGTGATCGTGTAGGCGTCAATTGCGGACGCATTGCCTGAAGTCGGGGCCGTGCCGTCTTGCCACTTAGGCGTCACCGCGTTCCCATCAATCTGAAACGCCGACTGGTAATACGCCGTGGCTCCATTCGTCACGAGGAACACAATCGTAATGCTCTCGCCCGTCACCATGAGCGCATTGAGCGATGTCGTGCCATTGCCGCGCACGTTCAGCGTCCAGTTGGCAGAGGCGTTGGTCGTGTAGTAGAGGACCGACTGCGTAGTCACATCGTAGTTGATGGTGCCCGTCGCCGCCGTGGCGCTAATCGTGACCTGTTCGACGGCGTTAACCAGCTTAGCCCCAATGGTGGTTGCGGAGCCGGTAAAGATTTGGATCGCGGTAAAGTTGGTAGAGACGCCCGGGGCAACGTAGTCCGTGCCCGCCGTGGCGGCGGTGAACGCCGAAGTGCCATTACCCTTCAGGATACCAGTAAGCGTGGCCGCCCCAGTGCCGCCGCCAGCCACAGGGAGGGCTGAGCCGAGGTAGTTCATCGCTTGAACGACATTGGTCCCGTCGTTGAACACAATGGTCGAAGCCCCGGCGGGGACGGCGACCCCGGTGCCGGTGGTGTTCTTGATGGTAATGGTGCCGTCAGTGCCGTTGTTGACGATGTACTGCTTCTCAATCGCCGGGACGATAAGGTTGTAGCCAGCAGTTGCCGTGCCCGTCAGGTTCAGGCGCAGGTTCCGCGCCGTCTGGGAAGCGCTGGAGTTGGTGAGGGTCAGGGTGACGTTGGCGCTGGAGAACGCCACACTGGCCGAGCCGGTGATGGCCTCTTGGATCGCCGTAAGGTTGGCGTTGGTCTTGTCGCCCCACGTGGTGTCATTCTCACCCGTAGCCAGCAGTTCGAGCTTAAGGTCGGAGTAGGTACTCGGCATCGTCTGTCCTTACGTAGGTATCTCTACCCAAACCACGGTGTTGCCGTCTACTACCGGCGTCCAGTTCCCGGACTGGGAATCATTAACCGGCTGCCAGTTCGGCGTCTGACCCTCATCGACCGGACCCCAGACCAGTGCAGAAGACGTCAGGCCGAAACCCGAAACTCCCGTTGGATATACACTAGCACCACCAGTTACGCTAGCAAGAGTACCAAGCGCACTTGCCCCTTGCACGCCGTCTGCAAAGACCACCTTGGGCAGGCTGACGACAACAGAGTCTACCGCACCCGTACCCGAGACCCCGGTGACGGTGGTTGAGGCTTTCCCGCTGACCGTCGCATCCCCAACGAGGCCGAGAGCCGACACTCCATCGGGAGAGACGCTGGCTTTGCCGACGACACTGAGCGTGCCGATTGCGCCCGTACCCGTAACCGAAGTGACCGAGACCAGACGGGGGAAGGAGGTCGTAACGGTGCCCACTGCACCAGTGGCGCTAACCCCAGTGACACTGGTGCTGGCCTTACCGCTGACCGTCGCTGTGCCAACCGAACCCGAGGCCGAGACACCCGTGACGTCTACGGTGACCGCGCCGCTACCAGTGGTGACGGTAACAGAACCAACTTCGCCCGAGGCCGAGACCCCAGTGACGGTGGTTGAGGCTTTGCCAACAACGGAAACAGTTCCGGCTGCGCCAGTAGCCTCAACGCCCGTAGCGTTAACGGTAACCGCACCGCCAGTCGTGACGTCTACGGTTCCAAGCTGACCGGTGGCCTCGACGCCAGTGACTGAGGTATTCGCAACCGCGACGACCGATACAGTTCCGACTGCGCCAGTAGCCTCAACGCCCGTGACGTTAACCGTTACGGAGCCTGTACCCGCCTGCGGGGAGAGCAGGGTAAGAAGGCTCATGGTTTAACTCCAGTCGGAGCGCGGCTTGTCGTATTGTCCCGGGCGCTTACCTTCGTCGCGCTCTATGGCCTTGTCACAGTGGTTGGGGTCAAACAGGTCGAGGAAGCGGCAAAGAACACAGCCGACGATGCGCCCACGGTTGCGGTCCTTGGCAGCCCGCGAGGACACCGTTTCATCCTCATCGCCGCCAAGCAGGACGTTAACAAGTTGATCCGCCGCCACAAAGAGACGCCTGAAATACGTCAGGATTGGCTTGCCGGGGACATAGGTTTGGGGCGTCTCAAACTCTTTCACGGCGGTTGGTTCCGAAGGATTTGCGCCGCCCGGCCAGGAGCAAGAAGGCCGTAAGCCTCAAGTGCGGGCAGGCCAGACAGAATGTCCGGGTCATTCAACCGAACGACGGTCGCTTGATCGAGTTTGTATTGATAGACGGCAACGGCTGGAACGGTCTTGGCGGCTTCAAGAAGGTCGGCAAGTTCGTCGTGGGTAAACAGGTTGATGAAGTCGGTCTTGTTCAGTTCCAGAGGATCGGATGCCGGATTTGAGATACGCGCCAGCACAATCGCCGCGCACTCTTCGGCTTCCGCTTGCGTCATAGGCTCATGTCCCGGCTTATCCGGATGGTATTCTTGCCGAACAATGGGCCAGCCATTTTCAAGGATGGCATAAGCCCACCGGGTATCGACCTGATAGAC